CCCGCGCGACCAGCGGCGAATGAAAAGCACACGCCACCTCGATGGGGCGCGCAGCCATGCCCTTTTCCTTCAAACGTTTCAAGGCGGCTTCAATCGCCGGTGTGCTACCGGAAATCACTGTCTGCGCGGGGCTATTCTGGTTGGCCAGCACAATGCCCGAATCCGCATCGAACAGTGCCTCCAGTGCGGCGCGCCCTTCGCTCACCGCCGCCATGCGCCCGGGATCATCCCCCGCTGCTTCAAGGATGGCGACACCTCGCTGCGCGCTCAATGGCAACAACTCGGCCAGACCGTAACAACCCGCCGCAGCCAGTGCCACGAGTTCGCCATAGCTGTGGCCGGCCAGCATGTCCGGGCGGATATTCAGGGATTGCAGCAACGAGAACATCGCATGATTCACCATCCCCAGCGTGGGCTGGGCTACGCGGGTATCGGTGATATCACGTTGCTGTTGCTGTTGCTGCACGCGGTCATAGGCCGTCGGCGGAAACAGCTTGTCGCACCACGCAGCCCCCTCGATGAGGATCTCCTGCAAAGTCGGGAAAGCGACGAACAAATCCTGCAACATACCCGGGCTCTGGCTGCCCTGCCCCGGAAAGACAAACGCCAGCTTGCCCTGCTCGTCGTGCTGCCGGTAATGCACACCAGCCTGTTTCTCGCGCAGATGCGCACATTCGAGCTTGAACAGCAAATCAGCCACATCGTTGGCCACGATGCTGCATTGCACCGAACCAGCCCCGGTCATCGCCTGCGTCCAGGCCAGATCGCGCAACTTCAACGGCGCATCGGACTCCCGCAGGAATTTACCCAGACGCTGCATCTGCCGTGCGGCCACTTCGAAAGACTCGCCACGGAACACCAACAGTTCCGCAGGCCATTGCGGCACGCCGCTTTCAACCGACTGCGCCGGATTCGGGCAGGCCGAGAGTACCGCATGAAAATTCGTTCCACCAAACCCAAAAGCGCTGACCGCCGCATGGGGCACGGCCTGTGCCGCAGCCACCCAGGGGCGCGCCACACGGTTCAGCATGAAGGGGCTGTGCTGCGCGTCATAGCCCGCATTGGGCTGATCGATATGCAATGTGGGCGGCAATACCTTGTGATGCAGGGCTTTCGCCACCTTGATGAAACCGGCAATACCCGCCGCGCATTTGGTGTGGCCTATCTGGCTCTTGACCGAGCCCAGCCCCGACGAATGGCGCAACGCGCCGCCTGCGTTAAAAATTTCCGACAACGTTTGCAATTCAGTACGGTCACCTACCACAGTTCCCGTACCATGCGCCTCAACCAGCCCCACCGCGCCTGGCAGCACACCGGCCTGCCAGTAAGCGCGTTCAAGTGCGCGCTTCTGGCCTTCCTTGCGCGGCGCGGTCAGCCCCAGCCCCTTGCCATCGCTGGAACCAGCAATCCCGTTGATGACGGCATACACCCGGTCGCCGTCGCGCTGCGCGTCGCTCAAACGCTTCAACACGACCACGCCCACCCCTTCACCCAGGCAGATGCCATCCGCCGAGTCATCGAAAGAACGACACGACCCCGTCGGCGACAAGGCCTTGACGCTGGCAAACATCAAAAAATCGTTGATGCTGTTATGGAAATCCGCGCCCCCCGCCAGCACCATGTCACTACTGCCGCTCCGCAGTTCTTTAACGGCCAGTTCGATCGCCGTCAGCGAACTCGCGCACGCCGCATCGACCGAATAATTGACACCCCCCAGCCCCAAACGGTTGGCGATGCGACCAGAAATTACATTGACCAATATGCCGGGGAAAGAATCTTCGGTTAGGTCGGGTAGCACGGCATCCAGTTCCGCCGGCATCTCGCCCAGATACTGCATGTAACTGTTGCGGAAAACATAGGCATTCGACAAATCCATGCCGGATTCCGCACCGAAAATCACCGAAGTTTTTTCGCGATCAAACCAGCGCGATTCAGTCTGCCCGGCCTCGCCATAACCCGCATCCGCCAACGCGCGACTGGCCACTTCCAGACTCAGCAACTGCACCGGCTCGATTGCCGCCAGTGATTGCGGCGGAATCCCGTAACGCAGCGGATCAAACGCAAAATCATCGATGAAACCGCCCCACTTGCTGGGGGTTTTACCCTTGCCCGCCGCGCCTGCCTGATAGTAAAGATCCGCATTCCAGCGTTCTGCCGGAACCTCACTGACCAGATTGCGGCCTTCAACAATATGCGCCCAATAGCTTTCCAGATCAGGCGAACCCGGGTAAATGCAGGACATCCCCACCACAGCGATGGGTTCCGCACTGGCTGCCCGGGGCAATTGTGGACGCGGACACTGACGCAACTGCTCAATCGCGCCCACGCTCACCGACTGGTGCAACTCGGCCAGCGTATTCACGCGATGGCGCAAAGCCGCCACCTGACCAATCATGTACATGCCCTCGGCCTGCTGCGCCTTGGCACTCACCTCAAGCAGATGATCTCCCTTGCGCTGCACGCCCTTGCTGGCCACCCGCAAGCGACCCACATTCAAGGTTTCAAGTGCTTTCCAGATGGACTGTGGATCCTGTCCTTCGGCCTGCAGACGCTGTTTTTCAGCATTGAACTGATCGACAAATCCAGAACGCAGACAGCGGGTCGCGTGTCCCGGTGCGGTTTCCAGCAACACGGTGCTGTCTTCTGCCAGCACTTTCTTCTGGAACTGTGCATTGACCGCACCACAAGTCACGGCTTCCTGCGTCGTGATGTAGGCCGAGCCCATCAGCACGCCGATTTTGGCACCACGCGCCGCCAGGGGCGCGACAATGGCGGCCACCATCGCAGCCGAGCGGGCATCATGAATGCCGCCTGCAAACAGCAGATGCAGTTGATCGGGTTGTTCAAACCCTTGCAACACCTGCAACTGCTGCTCCCACAGGACGAAGCTGAAACGGGGGCCGACATGCCCGCCGCACTCACGCCCTTCAAACACGAAATGCCGCGCACCGTCCTTGAGGAACAACGCCAGCAAACCCGGAGAAGGCACATGCAGATAGGCAGGAATCCCCTGCTCCATCAGCGCGCGCGCCTGCGATGGACGGCCACCTGCCAACAAAACGACCGAGGGTCGATATTCCTCGATCAAGGCCAGGTGCGGATTGAGGATTTCGGCTGCAGCAAAACCCAGCACGCCGATCCCCCAGCTACGCGAGCCCACGACTTCGCGCGTTTCCTCGATCAGCTTGCGTGAAGCCCCTTCCTGCATCAAGGAAAGCGCGATAAATGGCAACGCGCCATTTTCGGCCACCGCCTGCGCGAAAGCGGCGGTATCGCTGACCCGGGTCATCGGCCCCTGCGCGATCGGATAGCGCGTGCCATGCGCCTCGGCCAACGGGCTGGCAGCCCCTAGAATATCCAGCGCACACGCTTGATGCAGATGCCCAACCACACTCATCCGCAACGTATTCAGCAAGGCTTCGAGATTGGCGCATTGGGTGGCCAGTGCTTTGGCCAAAGCAGCATCCTGCCCGATAGGCAAAATGCCCCCCCCCACTTCAGTTTCCTCAGCAGCCAGCAGGCGACGCGCCTCGGTTGCCGTAATTTCACCCAACTCAGCCACAGGCAAGCCGGGGCGTGAATACACGACATAACCGCCCAGCAGGCGCGTTTCGCTGCCATCCATGGCGCGGATATCCGCCTTGATTCCGGCAGGCAACTGACACTCCGCCAGCAAGGACAACTGGCTGTCGAGTACCACCCCGAATGCCCCTCCTGCCATTGCGCCTGCTGCCGTATGCAGCCCCATGCCCCCCTGACACCAGACCGGCACCCGGCGTTCTTCTGCCAGCGTCACGATGCGTTGCAACAGGATGTAGCTGCTTTCCTCGCCGACCAAACCGCCCGCTTCCTGCCCCTTGGCAATCAGGCCATGAGCACCGTTCTCCAGCGCATGACGCGCCTCGGCCAGTGAAGTCACCTGCACCAACACCGGGAAATGCTTGACCCAGCCCTTCAGCTCCTGCGCTTTGCGCTCCCCCGTCAGGATGACAAACGCCGTTTGGGCAGGAATATCACGCGGCTGAATGTCCACATGATCGGGAATCCGGATTCCACACAGCGATGCCTGCGCCAGCACGGTGAACACGTCTGGCCACGCTGCCGCGCGCCGCCCCAGATCAATCGCCACAGCCGCCTGCTGCTTGTCAAAGGCACGTGCCAAGACCAGATCCGGCCGCTCGAACGGCGTCACGCCCAACAAGCGCATCGACTCAGGATTCACATGAACGCGACGCCCCAAGCGCTCCCATGCCGAAAAATCAGCCTCCGGGTGTTGCGTAAGTCCTACGTGCATTCAATGCTCCTGCTGGCGATATCGACGCATCATCTCACCGCGATTTTCATTTTTTATGCTCGCTGCCCAAGGTATCCACCTTTGCACTCCGGCAACCGAGCCTCCTCTTTTAATGCTTAATGGATGGCCATCCTCATGGTATTTATTTTCATGCTGAAACAGCATTCATCCGGCACGCTACGTCCCAAGCAACAACCAAGCAACGCCCAAGCAACGCCCAGGCAACCCTGGAACAAAACCTGATCATGTTTTTTCATGAAAAACAATCACATCGACATAATCTGGAAGAAAAATAATAAAGCCTATCCAGCCACGGCGCAAGCCCTGCCTGCACTTTGCACGGCATTTGTCACGATTTTCATCGCCCGAACGCAGGGATGTCCGTCGCAAAACTCACCAAACCCATCCGCATTTTTCAAAAACATACCTGCGCCATAAACCGAGCCCGACCTCATACACCCCGGCTTTCCAGTGCTTCCCAACGCAACATCATGGTTTCCAGTGCTGCCTCGATTTGCCCCAGGCGCACTTGAAGTTGCCGCGCCTCATCCGGCGCATCGCGGTAAATCTGGCCTGCTGCCAGACGCGCAGAAATATCGGCCTGCTCAGTTTCCAGCGCGCCGATGCGCTCCGGCAACTGCGTCAGCTCCTGGGTTTCCCGATAACTGAGCTTGAACCTGGATTCCTGAGACGAGGGACTAACCACCGCCGAAGCCGTCGACGCAGCAGATTTCGTCGCCGCGCCGGTTTGCGCCGCGCCGCCCCCTTCTTTCAACCGTGCGCCACGCGCCCTGGCCGCCAGCCAGTCTTCGTAGCCCCCCACATATTCCCGCCAGAGCCCATCCCCTTCCGCCACGATGCTTTGCGTCACCACCGCATCAAGAAAGCGACGATCATGGCTGACCAGAAAAACCGTTCCCGGATAATCCTGCAGCAGCGACTCCAGCAACTCCAGGGTTTCAATGTCCAGATCGTTGGTCGGTTCATCGAGCACCAGCACATTGGCGGGACGCGCAAACAGACGCGCCAGCAACAGACGGTTGCGCTCGCCGCCCGAGAGGGACTTGACCGGTGAGCGTGCACGCTCGGGTGCGAACAGAAAATCACCCAGATAACCGATCACATGCTTGCGCTGGCCGCCGATCTCAACATAATCCGAGCCCGGGCTGATGACATCCACCAGCGCGGCCTCTTCATCCAGCGCGGTACGAAACTGGTCAAAGTATGCCACTTCCAGTCGCGTCCCCAGACGCACGCTCCCAGCATCCGCTTCTATCTTGCCGAGCAACAGCTTGAGCAAGGTGGTTTTACCCGCCCCATTCGAGCCGATCAGACCGATCTTGTCCCCCCGCAAGATACGGCAGGAAAAATCACGCACCACCTGCCGCTCACCATAACTTTTGCTCACCTGCTCAAGCTCGGCCACCAGCTTGCCCGACTGTTCGCCGCGCGCCACTTTCAGTTCCACGCTGCCCAACCGGTCACGGCGCGCAACCCGCTCACGGCGCAAGGACTCCAGACGCAACACGCGCCCTTCGTTGCGCGTGCGACGTGCCTCAACCCCTTTGCGGATCCAGACCTCTTCCTGCGCCAGAAACTTGTCAAATTTGGCATTTTGCTGAGACTCTGCCGAGAGTTCATCGCCCTTGCGCGCCTGATAGGCGGCAAACGAGCCGGGGTAACTACTCAACCGCCCACGATCCAGCTCCACCACCCGGGTGGCCACGGCATCCAGAAAACTACGATCATGGGTAATCACCAGCACACCACCGCGGAAATCGCGCATCAGCGATTCCAGCCAGAGAATGCCATCCAGATCGAGATGATTGGTCGGTTCGTCAAGCAGCAACAGATCCGGTTCGATGGCTAGTGCTTGCGTCAAAGCCACCCGCTTGATGCCGCCGCCCGAAAGATCACCGATCCGCGCTTCAGCCGCCAACCCCAGGCGACTGATCGCCTGCTCGACATACATATGCACACGCCAGCCATCGGCATGTTCGAGTTGCCCCTGCAACTCCTGCAAGGTATCGAGTGCCTGCTGTGAAGGATCGAGTGCCACCGCATGGACGGCCTCGTGGTACGCCAGCAGCAAACGACTAACCTGCCCCAACCCGGCCGCAATGGTTTCGTAGATGCTGCGCTCCGCATCAAAATCCGGCTCCTGCGGAACATAGGCCACGCGCGCACCCGATTGCAGCCTGAGCACCCCGTCATCCAGCACGATCTGCCCGGCCAGCGCACGCAGCAAGGACGACTTGCCCGTGCCATTACGCCCAATCAAGGCAATCCGCTCCCCGGCCTCAACCTGCAAAGCCACATGATCCAGCAAAGCCACATGACCAAAAGCCAGGCAGCCACCATCCAAAGTCAGCAAAGGCATCACAATTACGCAAAAAAATACGGCAGGGATCGGTTTTGTCAACAGCCGTTTTACGGCGCACTGCAACGCTACAACGCTACAACGCTGCAACGCTGCAACGCTGACAAAAAAGGGAGAAATCTGGCGCAATTATACGTCAGCCGCTAGAATGCCCGGCTGTCGTAGCCCGCCATTCGCCGAATGGCCAGCAACGCTCCTCGTAGCACAATGGGAGCGGGCACAGTAACGGCGGGGGGCTATGTCGCTGCTGCACAAATTCCGCACAAGTGATACGAATCCGCCAGCACCAAGCCACCCCGGCACTAGCCAATTCACTGCTCAATCACTGCAACCGCGCAAAGCCGTTATTCATCTCCTTCATGGCCTGCGTGATCCGCTCATTGGTGTCGCGCATGCCTTCCTTGTCGCCCGTTTCTTTTTGGCGTTCGCGCGTCTTCCGCAGTGCCGTGACCTTGCCGTCACCGCGCGCGGCTTCGCGCATCATGTCCATGGCGTTCGGATTGTCCTGGTGGAACTTCTCCAGCGGCTTCCGATCTTCTGCCATGCCTTTCATCTCCCGCTTCAAACCATGGGCCTTGATCAAATTTTCGTAAAACCGTTCCGACTGTCCGGCGCTCCCGGTCACACTCCCGTAGAACCGACTGACGAGCGGAATCTTGTGCGACGGCAGTTCATCGCCAGTGAAAGGCGCAGCCACGGTCGTGACCAGCTTGCCCAGCTCCCGCCCGACCCCGCCGGTCAGCGTGCCGACAACATAATCAAGCTGGTCAGGCGTCGGCGACCACTTGCCCGGCGTGTACTCTGTGCCCCCGGTCAGTGTGTTGATTGCCTCGGCTGCCATCTTCGATGTGGGCGTGGCCGAAGTCTTGTACCGATCAAAGCCCGGCGTGGGATCAAGACCGTTGAAGTCCTCTTTATAAATGCTCTTGCCCGTCCAGTCCTTGTTCTGCAACAGCGCGACCACCGGATCAAGCACCGTCGGCGCGGCCATCTGGGCTGCCGGGGCGTTGCCACCGAATGGGTTGAACGAATCCGCCAGGATGCCCAGCATCGAGCCGGTGCGCTCCACGGCGGATCGCTTGCTCTTGTAAAACATCGCCTCCGCCGCCAGTCGCCCAATGTTGGGCAGGAAGCGAAAGCCCAGCGGGAATGGGATGGTGATGTAACTCTTGCCGCCCGTCGGGATAATCAGGCTGGTCTGCTTCACAAACTCCGGAATGGCCGCATACAGGTCATCATCATCCCCGCCTGCGCCCATCGCCAGCATCGCCAGGGCGGATGACATGAAGCCCACGGCCACGCCGCCCGCCATGATCTTCTTCCCGGCAGGTGATGCCAGCGTCTCAGACATCCGTGCCGTCCCCTGCACCGCCGCATTGAAGAAGGCATAGAAAGCTGCGATATGCGGCGTGTTCGCCCCCTTGCGGTTGAAGTTCACCGTCAGCTGCTCATTACGGTTGTTGCCCTCACCCTGCATCAGCTGCAAGTAGTCGATCACGATCAAGTCCAAGCCATGCTGACGCTTCAGCTTACGTGCCTTCGCCAGCATCTGCCCGGCAGTCGATCCGGCTGCATCGTCGATGTACAGCTTGGCCGCATGCAGCTTGCCCATCGCCGCCGTAATCGCGTCCCACTCATGATCTTCCATTGCGCCGGATCGCACCTTGCTCAAAGACGCGCCGCCCACCGATGCCAGGCTGCGCATGGCCAGTTGCGTGTCGCCCATTTCCAGGCTGAACACCAGCACCGTTTTCCCGGCCATCGCCACGTTTTCGGCCACGTTCAAAGCCCAGGCTGTTTTCCCCATCGCTGGACGACCCGCCACGATCACCAGATCACCGGCATGCAGCCCTGCCGTCAGCCGGTCAAGGTCAGCAAAGCCCGTTGGCGTACCGAAAACCTCACCCGCATCCATGCGGGCATCGATCTCCCCGATCGCCCGACCCACCACCTCCGAAATATGCCTCGGCTCACTGCCGCGCGTGCCCGACTGATCTGCATCCAGAACCATCCGCTGCGCCTGCTCCGTCGCCACACTGGCCGATTCCGCCGTCTGCGCCAGCCGCTCGATCTCCTGCCCGACCGTCATCAGCTGGCGGCGTAGCGCCTTGTCGCGGATCACCACCGCCCGACGGCGTGCATGAGCCACCGAAGCCACCGAATTCGCCAGCTCGCCCAGGTAAGCCAAGCCGCCCGTCTGGCTTTTCTCGTTCGATGCCGCCAGCGCATCCGCCACCGTCAGCACATCCACCGGATGCGCCGACTCATGCAAGCTTCGGATCATGCGGAAAATCCGCCGATGGTCATCGCGGTAAAAGTCGGCGTCAGACAGCAGGCTGGCCACGTCATCCCATGCCGCATCCCCACCGATCAGCAGCGCGCCCAGCACGTCCTGCTCGGCCTCGATCGAGTGCGGAGGCAAAACGGCTTGCAGGCACTCAGGCGCGCTCATGCCGTGGCCTCGCTGCGGTTTTCGTAGTTGCCCTGGAGCACTTTCGCAAAGTTCGCCGAATTGACCAGCCAGCCCATGTCAGCCTGCCATTGCCCGCTCTTGCCCGTCAGGAAATCCGACGCCCCGACGTAGCCGAAAAACCGGCGAAAGAACGCAATCCCTGCCTCCGCATCGCACGGCTTGCCCTTGTCCTTCAAGTCCTTCAGCACCCATCGCCATCGGCAGGCGAGGTTCTGCTGCCTCTGCCCTTCCCAAACCCGAGACTGCGGAAGCTCAGGCAAGCATTCAGCGAACAGGGCTAGAATTTTTTGATGCGGGCAATTTTCGATCGTCGGCAGCTTGCTGGCGACAACCAATGCGTTAGCATTGGTATACTCTGTATCTGTATCTGTCTCTGGGGGCGTTACTGTAACGTTACATGCGTTACTGACAACAATACCCCCCTCTTTATGAGCCTGTTTTTTTGCCTCTCGATGCCGTGCAACCCGCGCTGCGCTTGTGTCTGACACAAACTGGTGCTTATCCCACCCACAAGGTGTGTTGTCGTCTGAAATCAATCCACGATCAACAAAACGTGCCTTTGTCTGTAACCACTCATCCATTGAAATGCGTAACTGAAACGCAATAACGTCATCCTGAAACGCGTTATGTAACCCCCCCTGTAACACCCCCTGTAACGTTACATCATCGTTACTGCAACGAATGCACAACAGCATGATGTAACGCCGCTGATCTGCCTCTGACAACATCTGAACTTTCGGATTGTTTGCAAAGTCAGCGTAAAGCCTCAACCATTGATTCGCCATTGCCTATCTCCCGCCTATCTGGATAAAAAGGGAGGGCACCACGCCGATAGGCGAAGCGTGGCCGGGTTGCAATCCCGTTGCCCATTGACCGTTCACAGCAAGCCCCTGCTGCGTTCCATGCGCTCGATCTGCCGCGCAGACCGAGAGAAAATCAGTTGCTTATGTCGCTGCCCGGAAAGCGCCGACACACGATGACACTGGATGTGCAGGCACATCCAGAAACGAATCTTCGCCTCGCGTAAAAAGTCCGTCATGCTGCCCACCTTTCAGATGCCGAAAACCGCACCCCCGCATTCACGCCCCAGGCGGGGACGTACTCGATCAGGCTCGCCAGCTCCTTGACGCCCATGGCCGCCGTCGACTTGCGCAACTGCACGAACTCACCCTCAAGACCCGGGACCACATCACCGGCCTGCTGCAAAGCGACACGATGCGCAGAGACCATCAACGCCTTCCAGTCATCGAGCGTGCGCCGCTTACCCGCCCACTCGGTATGCCGGGCAATGTCTTGCAACAGCGCATGTAGCAGGGCGTTCTGATCCGCCGTCCGGGTGCGCTCCTTGATCTCGGCCACAAAGCCATCCGGCGCCTCATCGACGGCACGATGCGCCGCTTGACGAGAAAGGAGGTTGTTGAGCCGAATCCGCTTCGTGCTATTCATCGGCCTTCACCTCCGCCACCCACCGATACCGCAAGTACAGCGGATGCCGGACGCTTGCCACAGCCATCACATCGCCACATGTGCCCAGATAACGCACCGCCCAACTCACCGCACCGCGCGTGGCCTGGCAAGCCTCCAACAACTCGAAATGCTCCATCCATAACGGATGCTTCGCTTGCAGGGCGGCCAGCACCCGACTGGTGACACTACCGCTGCGCACCCCAGGCAAAAAATGCCCGGCATTAAAGATGGGCGGTTCCAGTTCCGTCGACATCGTGCATCGCATTGTTTGCTCCAACATCGACGGCAGCCCACTCATTTCCGCGCCGCCTCCGGCACGGACGGATCGACACCGGCCACCCGGCAAACGATCATCGCCTCATGCAGCTTTTCCTTAGCCCACGACTCCAGGAGATCATTGATGAACGAAGTCCGGCACTTGCCCGTAGCCGAACAAAAGCCGTCGATGACGGCCACGGTCTCGGTTTTCGCCTCGAAACGGATTTCAGGCATGACCGAACCCCGCGAAAAGTCGGCGCATTCCAACGTGATAAAGCGGAGCTTCCACACAACCACCATTCACGAAGGAATGCGCCATGAACGCATCAGTGCAAAGCATCGCAATTCCATTCTTTACAGAAGAAGGATGGAAAGATGCCCGCGTCTACATGCAGGATGGCGGCAACTTCATGGCAAGTTATGCCGAGTTTCTGAAACGTGTTTCGCAATTCGAGAGCGACATGAGGCAGCAAGGGCATATCACCATTCGAGTCACCATCGATCGAGCAGAGATTCTCGATTGGTGCCGGGCGCGTGGTTGCCAGATCAATGCCAAGGCACGCACGGAATACGCCGCCTGGAAGGCATTGCACAACCAGGGCAACCGTTGATTCCATCACGCGACTTCCTTCTCGTCCTTCGGGGCTTCCGTCGCCGCCGCGAAGATGTCCGGGCGCATCGCGCGCAAATACATCAGGCGGGCGTGGGGGATTTCATTACGTCTGATCCACATGGAAACCGCCTGCGTCGAGCCGATCTCACACATCCGAGCCACTTTTGCAGCACCTCCAAGGGAGGAAACCATGGTTTTCACGTCCATGCCACATTGTAACCTTAGTTACTCGGATGTTGTCAAGCATGGTTCCGTTATTACTTGTAACATTGGTTACATGCAAAGCAACCGGATTAAAGAGCTTCGCCATCTCAAGAAACTGTCACAGCAACAGGTGGCTGATTACGTCGGCATCAGCCGGGTTGCGGTGGCAAAGTGGGAGTCTGGCGACACAACCAACCTGAAACCGCCAAACTTGTTCAAGCTCGCACAGCTTTTCAGCGTGGCTGCTGAAGAAATTGTGTTTGGCGGGAATCACGTCGCCACCCACCCCGGCGAACCCTACCCCGCTGAACCGGGTGCGGATTTCGTCCCGGTCGTGCGCGTACAGCTTCGCCTGGAAGCGGGCGCGAGCGGCTACCATATACAGCAGATCGAAGGTAATGGGCCACCGATCTTCTTCCGCCGCGACTTTCTGCAAGGCAAAGGCTGGCGGGCAGACCGGCTATTCGCCCTCAAGATCACCGGCGACAGCATGGAACCCGCGCTCTACGCAAACGACCTGGTGGTCGTCAATACCGCCGAAGCCGAACCGGTCGACGGCGAAGTATTCGCCATCAACTACGAAGGCCAAGCCGTCATCAAGCGGCTCAGGCGCGATGCAGGCGTCTGGTGGATCGACTCCGACAACCCCAGGCACAAGCCCAAAGTCTGCGACGAACACGCGATCCTGATCGGTCGCATCTGCTACAAGCAAAGCGAGCGAATATGAACATAAACGCCTTGACCGCGTGAGTTATCGTAACTACAATATATTTCATGCAGATAGAGTTTGACCCTGGCAAGCGTGACAGGACATTGACTGAACGGGGGCTGGATTTCGCGCGCGCCGATGAAGTCTTCGCGGGGGTGAATGTAACCGTAGAAGATGCCCGGCTTGATTACGGCGAACCACGCTTCACCACAGTGGGCGTATTGGATGGTCGGATGATCGTCATGGTCTGGACACCGCGCGGCGCGGCTCGCCGTATCATCAGCATGAGAAAAGCCAATGAACGCGAAATTGCAAAATTCACCCAAACCATGGGTTGACCCGGACGACGCGCCGGAACTGACAGATGAGTTCTTCGAGCAAGGGGAATGGAAAATCGGTGAGCAGCCGGTAACGGCTGCCGAGGGGGTCGCCGTGTTACGAAAGGCAATCGGTCGCCCCAAGGCAGAATCCACCAAGCAGGCATTAACCATCCGTTACGATGCGGACGTCGTGGAAGCCTTCAAAACCACCGGCAAAGGCTGGCAAACCCGCATGAACGCCGCCCTGAAAGACTGGCTCAAGACCCACACCCCCGCCTGACCCGAAAGGGGCTATAGCAACGCCTGTTGTTTGGGTGGGGCGGCACTTAGTGCTTAGTGCTTAGTGCTTAGTGCTTAGTGCTTAGTGCTTAGTGATGCTTGGTCCAATCCTTCAAAACCTCGTTGATTCTGGTCTGCCACCCTGCGCCGGTAGCGCGGAATGACTCCAGTACCTCAGTATCCAGACGAAGCGACACAAGTTCCTTGCTGCTTCCTGACGGCCTGCCCGGCTTGCGCTTGAATTGCGCCAGTTGCTCAGCGGTAAGCGGCGGGTTATCAGGATCGCCCAGCGCGGCGGCATTGATGGCTGCATCTTCTTCCTCAGCAGGAAGAACAAGCACCCGGCCTGATCTGGTCTTAATCGTTTGCTGCATATTCCATCACCTCGCGTCTGTTCGCTTTCCTCAGACTGATAATCCGCTTGGTTTCTTCTCGCTCGACATAGACACAGCAATAAAGCCGGTCAGCCATCGGAGCCAGTGCTACCAAGCGAATCTCGCCGTAATCCTTCCGGTCATCCTGCCAGACCACGGCGACATCCCAATCCAGAAAATCAGCCTCAGCAAGTGAGATGCCATGCTTCTGTCTGTTGGCACGGTCTTTGGATGAATCAAAAGCAATCATGTAATGATTGTATCCACAGAAACAAGAAACGCAAGGAGTATTTGTATCTACGCAATCAGTGTGAATACCTATTGACCTGCCCCCTTGGTTATAGCCCGCCCAGCGCGGGTTTTTTTTCGCCTGCTGGTTAGAAAAAATTCCGTAACTCTAGTTGACAATGCCATTTAGGGTAACTATAGTTACACCCATGCCGCACCCAACACGGCGCAGAACCACCCGGCAGCCCGGCCAACGTAGCAGGCAAGACCAAGCGGGCAGAGTGCAGCGGAAGGACTACGGTGAATCCGCACGGGGCTTGGCAGGTGCAACAGCGATTCCCCTGCTCATGGGGTGGCTTGATGCCCAGCATCTGACGACGGAAAGACGGACAGCCTCACCCACTGCGACGGGTTTGCAGCGCAGCCCGCCTGAAGGCTCACAGGTCGACTGGGATGTCCGAAAAATTCCCCCACCTGCCCCTCGGTGGCTTTTGAAGAGGCGGCACGAACCAAGGAACAGAAATGAATCCCTGCGCCGAAATCAACCAGCTGCGCGTCGCCCTCTCGTTTTTTGAAGGGCAGATTGCCGAAGAAAAACTTTCCGAACGCCGCTGGGCGTCAAGAGAAGCCGAAGCCCGCGCCCATAAAGAAAAAGCCCGTGCCGTACGCCAGCAGATGACGAACCGCGCACAAGCCATCCTGAACCTGATCTACGGAGTGTGAAATGAACATGACCCTGACCATTCGCCGCACCTGGATGAATTTCCGCCTGGCCGCCATCGGCATCGCCATCGACGACTGCCTGCGCCGCGAAGCGCAAGCGCAAGCGGCCATCAGCAAGCTCATCAAACGCGAAATGCGCCTGCGCTGCGAGCTGGCCGCCCTGCCCGCCCCGGAGCACCACAGCCACATCGTTCACTTCCCGGAAAGCGGGGTGGCGAAATGAGCTTTTTTTGTGCCGTCTCACACGACCTTGCCAGCCATCAGGCGCATGTGGATTTTGATGCCGCAGAAGAAGCCGCCATCGAAGCCCTGACCGCCGACCTGCTGGAAGACTACAAGCCCGAAGCCCGGCGCGAAGCCGAGCGCATCGTGCGCAGCTGCTCCCGCTGCTTTGGGGATGGCTGCTGCCATTGCGACGAACCCTGAACCCTGAACACTGAAAGGAAATATCAATGAGCGACAACCTACCTCAAGTAGCCGCCCCATCAGCGGGGGCGTTGCTGATGGACGACAGCGCCATGGATCGACTGGAACGCATCGCCGACCTGATGAGCTCAGGGAAAACCACCGTACCTGCACACTTGCGCGGCAGCAAAGGCGACTGCTTTGCCATTTGCCTGCAATCGATGCAGTGGGGCATGAATCCTTTTGCCGTGGCGCAGAAAACGCACTTGGTGAATGGAATAATGGGCTACGAAGCCCAACTCGTGGCGGCCATTATCAACAGCAGCGGCGCAGTAAAAGACCGTTTCAACTTCGAGTTCTACGGCTCATGGGATCGCGTTATCGGCAAGTTTCTCGTCAAGAAAGGCGAAAAAGGCGAGTACCGCGTGCCTGGATGGACGTTCGCTGATGAAGAAGGCTGTGGCGTGCGGGTTTTCGCCACGCTCAAAGGCGAATCGCAGCCGCGCGTGCTCGATCTCTTGCTGGCTCAGGCGCGCGTCAGAAACTCGACACTCTGGGCGGACGACCCGAAGCAGCAGCTGGCTTACCTTGGGCAAAAAAAGTGGAGCCGCTTGTATGCGCCAGATGTCATCCTGGGGGTGTACACCGCCGACGAGATGGCCGACCCGGCAGAAAAAAACATGGGTGCAGCCGTCATCGTCGAACCTGCCCCACCAAAGCGCGAAGCATGGACGGCTGAAGCTTTTGACGCCATCCTGCCCAAGCTGCTGGCCGGTATCCAGAAAGGGAAAAGCATCGAGGACGCGCTGGCATGGCTGCGCGCCAAGGCAGATTTATCCGCAGAGCAAGAAGCCGTGTTGCGCGCATCCGTATCCGCCGTCATGCCCACAGACGTGGATCCAGCCACCGGCGAAATCATCCCGTCCCCCGCAGAAATCGAAGCCATGATGATGGCAGCCAAAGACCTGGACAGTCTATACATAGCCGCTGACCTCATCCACAGCATGGCCAACAACACGATAGCCGACACCCTGCGCGTCATCTTCCAACGCCGCGAAAGCGAACTCCATGGAGCACTTTAATATGCAGACCCATGCCGTCACCCAAGGCAGCCCGGAATGGCACGTCCTGCGCGCCAGCCACTACACCGCCAGCGAAGCCGCCGCCGCGCTGGGCTGCTCCAAGTACCAGACCCGATCCGACCTGTTGCAGCAAAAAGCCACCGGCATCACGCCGGAAGTCTCGCCCCAGCAGCAGGCCACCTTTGATCGTGGCCATGCCGCCGAAGCTGCCGCGCGCCCCATCGCTGAAAGCATCATCGGAGAAGCCTTGTCACCGGTCGTCGGCACGCTCGATGCCGAAGGTCTGCCGCTGCTCGCCAGCTTCGATGGCATCACCTTCGACGGTGACACCATCTGGGAAAACAAGCTGTGGAATGAAAAGCTGGCTCAGTCCGTCATCGCGGGGGAACTGGATGAGCACTACTGGATGCAGATCGAGCAGCAGCTATTGGTGAGCGGGGCAGCCCGCTGCCTATTCACCTGCTCAGACGGCACGGAGGCTCACACAGTGAGCACATGGTATCAATCCGCCCCGGAACGTCAGGCTCGCCTGATGGCAGGCTGGCAGCAGTTCCGGAAAGACTTGGCCGACTGGCAGCCCACAGAACACGCCGCGCCCGCCGTGGCTGCACCCCTCGAAAGCCTGCCCGCCGTCGTGGTGCAAGTACAAGGCGCGCTCACCATCGCAGGCAACCTGCCCGCCTTTGGTGTTGCCCTCAAAGCCTTCATTGATAACATCCCATCCCAGCCCGCCACCGATCAGGAATTTGCCGATGCCGAAGCCGCCTGCAAAGCCCTGAAGAAAGCCGAAGACGCACTGATCACCGCCGAAGACAGCGCACTCGCGCAAATCAGCGATGTCGAGCTCATGCGCCGCACCGTGGCCGACTTGAAGAATCTGGCACGCACCACCCGGCTGGCGACTGAAAAGCTCGTCAAAGCCGAAAAAGAAGCCCGCAAGACCGAGCGCGTCATGGCGGCACGGCAGGCATTTGATACGCATGTCGCCAAGCTGCAACTGGACGTCAAAGGCGTGCGCCTGGTCATTCAGTCGCCGGACTTTGGCGCGGCTATCAAAGGGCTTTCCAGCCTGTCCAGCATCGACGACAAGCTCACCGCCACTTTGATCGAAGGTCAGGCGGCGGCCAATGCAGTGGCAGGCCGAGTGGCCAATAATCTGCAACTGCTCGACAGCATCCCTGGTTACGCCTTCCTTTTTGCTGACCGGCAGGAATTGGCGCACAAAGAAACTGAAACGCTGGATTTGGTCATCGAAAAGCGCGTGACCGAACACAAGGCAGCCGAAGCCGCGAAGCTGGAAGCCGAACGCGCCCGTATTCGCGCAGAGGAAGAGGTCAAAGCAAAAGCCGCCGAAGCCGCAAAAAAGCCCGAGCCTGTACCTGCCCAGACCCATGCCGTTCCTGTGGCCAATGGCACTGCTCAAGGTGTGGGTGCTGGCGATGCCATCAGCCACCCCGGCAAGACCCTGACCATCGGCCTCATCAATGATCGACTGTCACCGCTGAGCATCACGGCAGCGGGGTTGGCTGAACTGGGGTTTCAGCCGGTATCAACAGCAGGTGCTGGCAAGCACTACCGCGCCAGCGACTTCCCGGCGATGTGTCGTGCAATTGCCGACGTAGCGATGCGCGCAAGCACTTTGCTTGAAGCGGCATAAGGACGAAGGGACGAAACGATGACGACCGCCGCCCTACCGCATTGCCGCGCGTGCCGCCTCGGCCAGAAAGCCGGAGCGCGTCGCCCCGTGAGCCTTGGCATAGCTGTCAATTTCGGCCAGCAAGTAACGCGGCAGGGAGACGTTGACCCGCTGTGGTGCGGGATCGATGCGGGAAACGTCGATATCCACGATCATCCACGCGCCCCCATCCTGGTATTCCGGGTCTTTCACCAGCGCGTCGAGCGGGGTGGGCGCAGGGATGGGCAAGCCCTCACCGGCCATATGGCACTCGATGGCCTCTTGCGCCATGCGCGGGATGTCCTGCCAATCGTCGGCAGCGGAGAAACAGCCCGGAAAGTCCGGGAATGCCATGCCATGAGCGGTCTTGTCGTCACCGATCCAGACGTAGACGGGATAAAGCATGTCGCCTCCTTACTTCCAGTTCCACCCGGCCTGCCGGTAAATGCTACGCAGTGTGCCGATCGTCAAATCCTTCTTCGGATGCGGCACCGTCACCCGACCCGGCTTACCGGGATGCTTGAACTTGATGTGGCTACCCACCTGATGCGCCTTCTGCCAGCCTTCGCGTTCAAGCCTGCTGATGATGTCTGCGCTGTTCATGGGGTGAATTATACACACGACTACACAAATTGCAATCCATTTGACAACGCAGAAATCAGGGGCGCGACGCTTGCGGCGCGTCCCCTGGAGCGAGTAGTTGAACGAAGCCGCTACGCGGAGGAATCGCCTCGCCGAACCGCATGATCTATTCTGCATCTTCACGCCATCAAACCCGAAGGATGTGATTTTGCAATATTTCATGAGGATAAACCAGCATG